ATGTCGCGCACAATCTGCAACAACAAAGTTTGATTAGTAGGTTTAGGTTGCTCACTCAATTGGGGTCATTTCCTGACCACACAAACCACAAACAAGCATCCCTTCAGCAGGCGGAGTATGTTCTTCACCCTGCATAGGGCAACCTTCAGTTTTACAGCTTCTCATCTCTATCCTTATCCCGCAGCAGTTCCAGTAGCCATCATCACTGCAATACCGTAAAGGGTCTGTGTTGCAGGCTGAGAGACACCACCATTATTTACAAGTGCAATCGTTGCAGTTCCAGTAGTAACAGCGTTCACAACAGGCGTGAAATATGCGCCCGTAGTTGAAAGCCCACAAACAATCGGGGTAGTCCCAAAACGGGATGTAGGGAAGACAACGCTAACAAGCGCTGAGCTACCAGCAGCAACAGCAGTCGCAGGCCCAGTTGCGCTAAAGACAGCCATAGCAGCAGGAAGCGGTTGCCATTGTGCACCATCCCAATGCTCAATACGATCTCTATCAGTTAGATATGAAACCTGTCCAGCAGTAGCAGAAGGGATACCAGTAGCGCGAACAGCAGAAGAACCAAAAGTTCCAACAACCTGAGCTGAAACATAAGTGTTTAGATCAGATGCGGTAAGGACATCACCGATAGCCCAAGTTTTCAAAGTCATAAAAGTTCTCCTAAGTCTTTAGTTTATCGCGATGTTAGACAACCTTTTGAGTATCCAAAATACCCAAATAAGTTGAATTCAAAATCATTCCAGCAGACAACGGGGCTAAACCAAAAGAAACCTTATGAGTTTCAGGGTTAAAATCGTGTTTGATACTAATAATCGTATATTTCTTATCAATGTTTGAACCTGTTGCCGAAGGTCTAAAGATAACTCTCGCAGGGTCAAATAAATCAATGTTCATAACTCTTGTTTGCGCAGTTCCAGCCATCGCATCAACTTGAACATCTAAGCTACTCAAAATATAGTCTGGGCTTCCAAACTGCCCGTAAATCTCGGCAGCCATCGCACTAGATCTAGCAGGGCTAATACCTAAATTATCTGTTTGCCCATAACTTCTAATTCCATAAAGCGCTTGACTTGCGGTGCTTTGAGTTGTTGCAGTTCCCCCAGAAGCACGAACAATATTCACCTGATTATAGAACTGATCTGAAGCATATTGAACTTGCAAATCAGATATAGGTAATGCAGTAGAAGCAACAGCAGTTCCATAGTTATCTGCAAAGTTTTCAAGTGTTGGCGGTGTCCCTGTTCCCGCGTTTACACTCACCGCATAAACACTATTTGAGTTGCGTTCAGTTCCAACCCAACCAGAATAAGGGCGTTGCTGATCGTTCAAATAGTTAGTTGCTTCCTGTATTCTCTCCCCATCAAAATAAAAACTTGAAGCCGAAGATGTAGGTGAAATAATTAGGTCTTTTATTTGAAAAAGACTTGAAGCACTAATTACTATTTCCAAAGTATTCATTGAGAGAGATGTTGTAACATTCTCAACCTTGACCTGATTCCAACCACCAGTAAAACTAGAGACAGTTCCATTATATGCTTTTAACGCAGTTCCAGTAGCTCGCTGATAAAGGTAAAGTGTTGAAGTTGGATCAATGGCGTTAGTCCAGAAAGACATACTATAAGCAATATTAGGTTTGTATTTAGTTCCATCAGTTTCTGAATAACAAACACCGAAATCATAACCATTGCTAACAGCTTCCATAACATACTCACCAGGGAAAGAAGCATTAGTTACAACAGCCCCAGCAACACCAGTCTGATTGATACCATCAGTCCAGTTGCTCATATCGGTTGCTGTTCCGTTGTAGAAACCTGCGGTTGTGTGATAGTTGTATTGCAAGGTTGCAGATGGATTCCAGTTTCTTGCACTCAAACTGCGATCATTCCATTTAGCGTTGCCATCTTTAGTTCCCCAAAAATAGCCTGGCTCAGTTCTAGCAACATTCTGCAAATACGCTAAAACAGTTGTCCCCTGATCTAAAGTGTCTCCAACAAGCGGAGTTTTACCTGCGCTACCAGCCATAGAAACAGTTATCGCGGTTGAACCCCAAATAGCGGTAGCCGAAGAAATCCTTGCCGTAGGCAATTGCCCAGCGCTATTAGCAGCAGTAATCAAGTTCGGGTTGAAGTTAGCTTTCGCAAGGACACCTAAACCATCAGTAGCGGTTAGGGTTGCTCTAGCATCAAGTCCCTTCTCATCATTAGTGAAATCCCAGTTTTGAACCCAACCAGTGAAGATAACAACACCGCCAGAATAAATAATGACTTTAGCGTTAGGTTGAACTCGCGTATAACCATTAGTCGCGTCATAAAGAACAGAGCTTGTATTGAAAGGGTCAAAAGTTCTATCTTTATTGATAAAACTAACTGTTGCCTGACCAACCTGAGTATCATCCAAAATACGCGGGCTACCACGATCAATAGTTACATTAGTTGCATAAGCAGTAACATCAACTTGCGCACCTGCACCAAAACTAAGATAAATCAGATATGTAGGAACAGGCATTATCTACCCCAAGCAGTAGGAAGGCTGCCATTACCCTTAACATACTTAGTAACCGCATCAACAACAGCCCTAGGGTCAGCAGACTGAACATAAACATTCACTGTATTCCCAAGCCCGTTTTTACCGCCTAAAGGAATAATTGCTTCTGCTCTGCCTGCTTCTCCAACATTTACTAAAGTTCCACCCGATGTAGGTTTCACGATTCCACCATTAGCCATTTGTGGAAAATATTGTCTCTTCAAATTGTTGTATAGATCACCAATTTGCAAAGCAGGGTTTACACCTTTTATAAACAACTCATAGAAGATATTTGGCCCTTCTGCCTTTGGTTTACCATCTTTTCCTTTAGGTTTCTCTTTGCCAGTAACTTTATCAAGTGCATCAGAAGCGATAGTTGCAGTATCAGCGATGGCTTTTACTAAATCAAATATGCCTTGCAAATCACCTAAAATACCATTTTGCGGAGTTTTCATATTAAACAAATCAGAAATCAATTTGATAACAGAAACAACAGCATCATACAAACCTTGCACAGTATCAGTTAAAGACTTAAAAGTTGTCCCAACTTCAGTATTAGGATTGCTGACATCTTCAAGGAACTTGCCTATCTGGTCAACAAGTCCACCTGGTTTAGTTATTTCAGTAACAAAAGTTTCAATAATCGGCAAAATAATGTTGCCTAGTTTTTCCTTCAAGATGTCCATGCTGTTGTTGAACTTGCTAAAAGGATCTGCTTGCTGAATTGCTGCCCCGCCAACAGTCTCAGCTAAATCGCCAAACAAATCTTTAGACTTCTTCAGCTCAGGGAAAAGCTTTACCAAAGAGGTTGTATTACCTGCAAAAGCCTTAGCCATCGCGGTTGCAACAGTATCCAAAGGCTTACCCGAAACAGTTGCTGCATCAAGAGACAAACTAAGCAAACCCTGAGCTTTATCAACATCCTTGGTAACACGAACCAATTTACCCATAGAAGGGCGCAAGTCATCATCCATGATGCCTGTTTGTAGAGATAGTTTTTCAATGAATTTATCTGATTGTTTGATTTGTGCTTTAGTAGCACCAGCGTTGCGAACTAACTGAGTGTTCAACAACTGAGTTGACTTCTTATCTGCCGATGCAGCCTTAGCAGAGTCCATCAACAAATCAGTTATCTGGCTGATACCGATACCAATACCGATAGCCCCAATTGCACCCTTTAAACCACCGAAAGAACTTTTAGCCTTTTTGATGCCAGTATCATCAAACTTAGATAAGAGTTTTACGATAACGGACATTAGTTAAGTTTCCTGTTCACCTTGGTTGCATATCTGCTAATAATCAATTTTATCTCGTCTTGAACATCGCCCAAAGAATCTTCAACGTTAGGATAAACAAAGTTGTTTAGGTTGCGTTCTTTCAAACGTCTAATCATCCAACGCCCCTGAGATGTTACAGCGTGTCTTCTACTGCCATCCTTATACGCATACTCACTTGTGACTTTGCGAGCTTTGCGCATAGAACCTTTACCAGCAACATCTGCAATAGCGGTCATAGGGCTAGTCACCCAAAGAGAAAGTAAAGGCGTAATTGCTGATCGTTTTGAATAACCAGATTTGAACTTGATTTGAACTTGTTTAGCGGGCTTGCCTGCACCCCACGCAGTTCTTCCGTTGGGGTTAGAAATCTTAGACATACCAGACAGCGGGGCGGTAGAAGGGATTTGCGATTTGATTAGAGAAGCAGGGCGTTTAGCAATGTCCTTAGCTTCTTTTACAAGTTGTTTACGCAAACCAGGTTGCAACGCATCAAGGTCTTTCAACAAACCGCGCACATCATAAATAACACTAGGTTCAGCCATTTTCACCCCTTTGATACCTAATCGCAAATAACATCGTATTCAACATACGATCCGTTTCTTCCATTAGAACACTAGGAGCGATACCTGTTGCAACCGCAAGATTAGCAATCAACCAATGATGCGAATCAACACCTAAAGGCTTTAGGCTTTTGGGTCTGCAACCTCAACTTTAGAAACAAGGTCAATCCAACCTTCAAAACCTTCACCAGTTTTCTTTAGGCGTGTAACAGCCAACCATGCAAGGTAAAGAAGGTGCGTAACCTTTTCGAGCTTGTCTATACCTAAATCAAAGTGGCTTTCCCATTTGACTAGATCGCCAGCAGCAGTGTTCACTTCTAGTGATGTTCCATCAACAAAGTTGATTGTAAGAGTTATCTCATTCATACAATAACCCTAACCTAAAAATTAGGCTGTTGCGCGGGACACTGTTCCTGTTGTAGGCCAAGTCACTGAGAAGGTTGCAAGGTCACCGATGTTACCTGAAACAGGTGTTAGGTCTGTTACGAGCGCAATCGCGGTATAGGCAGGATTGGAGCTTGAAACAGCGGTGCTTGTTGGCTTGATTACAACGGTTGCGTTTGTTCCTAGTAGTGGCCATAGGGTTGCATCTACTGTTGAAGCAGCGTAATCCTGATTGAACTGAAGTGTTAGAGAACCTTCTTTCAAACCTGCAACGCGGGTAACCCAAGTGCTACCAAAAGCAGTTGTAGTGATGTCGTTAGCGGATGTCTTCAACTCAACCTGAGTCAAGTAAGAAGCTAACGCGGTAGATCCGTTGATGCTAACGCTAAAATCTGTTGCGACAAAAATTGCCATTATTTATCCTTAACTTGCGAATACTTGAACTGAAAACTCAGCACTCAAATAGTCTATTCCATTTATAGATACCGCCCCATACGCACCCAGTTCAGCAACAAATGCTTCAAAAGCATTGCCACCTAAAGTGCGATCTGATTCGAGCGCATACTTGATTGACCCTGAACCTGGTGCAACCAAAACATCGAGAGAAGCCTGAGCAGTGCGCTCAGATACCCTACCCAAAACAACAGTTACCTTGAACGTGTATTCGCTCATAGAACGATTATTCTGGCGGTTGTAAGTAATCTTATCCAGCCCAATCATTGCCATAGGCGGGTTCACCAAATCAGGTAACGTTTCAACAACCCTAAGCCCTGAAATAGTTTTTAGGTTATTCCCTAAAGCGGTTCTAAGCGCACTAATGCTCATTACGCACCTGTTCTAAGAAGCCTAAACGGGTTGATTAGTTGAGCAACATCGCCATCAATATTTGACCCTACTCGCATAATCCCGATATCTGATACACCTGCAACACCTAACGGGGACTCAAGGCGTTTGAACAATCTTGAAGCCTGAATAATAGTCGCAAACTTGATTGCATCAGGGACAGCACTCCAGCCGAATGTGCCAGTAACTTTTACTAGAGCTTGCTCACCGTAGGTTGGGAATAAATAAGAATCTATGGCGGTTATGTAGGTTATAGGACTATATCCACCGTTGGCTAAACCATTTCTAGGGTTTACCTGATAATCAGTTACAGCCCAAGTTGTATCAAAAATGGTTGGATCAACGCTAGCAGTTTTTAGTTCAGTGATTGTTTGGCAGTCATCTATCCAACAAGTAAGTGAATCCGTTGGGGTGAAATATCTAACTTGTCCCGCAGCAGTTGAATAAAAATAGCGGTTACAGTATTGGTCAATCATTCTTGACCCAGAGTTGATGCTTGTTTCTAGCAGGGTATCGTCTAAAGTATCAGTGATTTTTAGTGCTGCCTTGAGTTCAGCAAGAGTGCAATATCCGTTGGTTACAGCCAAAGTAAATCTCCTAAAGTCATAACCTAGTTTATCTGCCTGCCCGTTATCCTAGTTTTTTTATGCGTTGCTTTAGTTCAGTAGTTGAAACGCCTTGAGTGTAGGGAACATAGACGAGTCCAATATCGTGTTTATCTAGCCACGCTTGCGTGAACTGCATTTGAGCGTAATAATCTTTTCTCGCCCAATCATCACCGATAACAACTAGATCAGGTTGGACACTGCCAATACATGGTTTAGAGTCTGCCCCACTAAAGTTTGGAACAACCCCATCAACATATTTGCAGGCAAGTAAAACTTCTTTACGCTCAGCAAAACTCATAATAGGCGGTTTGCCCTTATACGCCTGAATAAAGTCATCTTCATTCAACGCCACAATAACCTTGCCATCATTCCCTGCAAGCCTTCTACAAGCCTTCAAGAAGCGTGTATGACCTGAATGAAATAGGTCAAAAGTTCCACCCGTATAAACTATTTTTCCCAACTGTTAGCCCGCCTAATTTGTAAGCTCCATGCGCCTTCACTGAAATCTTGTTTAGCAACCTTATCTTGAAATAGTTTGCTGTTTCGTTGAAACGTCAAATCGTTTTGCGAATGAAACCCTGAACTGAGAGTGCTTGAATTGTCGTGTCTTAGCGCAGCGTGAATGAAGTGAGCCTTGACCCCTGCCTGCTCTAACCTGCGCTCGTAATCATTGTCTTCAAAATAGATTGGGTGAAAACGCTCGTCAAACAAACCAGCCTTCAACACTGCACCTTCACCTAAAACAAACCCTGACCATTTAGGCATAATGCTGAGAAAGTTTATAGCTTCAGTATCAACCCTGTTGGCAATTTTGTTCAACGCACCAGGTAGAAACACTGAATCGTCATTGACTAAAACCCAGTAAGGGGCAAACGGTGTAGTCTTCACAATCAGGTTTAGCCCGCCCCCATAACCTAAACCATAAGGCACTTGAATAAGCCACAAGTTTTTGACCTGCTCAGGCTTTACAGGCTGATACTCACGCTTACCCGAATTATCTACGATAACAAGATGTTCAACAGGATAATCAATAGAAGCAAGTAGGCGATCTGCTAAATCAAATCTTGAGTAAGTCAAAAACCCTAAAACAGGTATCATCTGGTTGCAAGTTTCTCAATCAACGGTTTCCATTGAGCCTGATAAACCTTAGTTGCATCATAGTTTTGTGCGAACGCAACAGTATCAGGGAACTCACGCCTGCCCCGCTGATAAGCCTGCTCAAGGGCATCAGCAATAGCCTGAACATTAGGAACATTGAACCAGCAGTGTTGTCCCGCATCCCAAAACGGTTGCCCATTCACTAGGAACGAATCAGGGGAAGCAAGCTCAGCGGAAGCAGCAAAATTAGAAGTGATAATAGGCACACCGCAGGCTTGTGCTTCAATCTGGGGAACACCAAACCCTTCACCATAATTAGTAAACAAACCTACATCCCACGCAGAATAGATCGCAGCCAAAGTTTCTTGAGATATTCCGTAACCGTATGCGATTGGATCAACAAACTTGACCTTTTCAGCGGGGACACCACAAGCCGAAAGAATGTTAGGCAACACGAAACCTGACTGCTTGCCATAAGGTTCAGTGTGTAAATACAAAATAACGTCATCGTGTTTAGCAGCAAACATTGCGAACGCTAAAAAGTTTTCTGCAACAGCTTTACGGTGAATAAACCCGCCCGCCTTGTTAGCAAAGTTCATTCCAACAACAAACTTATCTTCACCATCCACAAACTCACGCCCCGAAATGCCTTCAGGCAAATTAGCGGTAGGTTTGAAAATCTTTGTTTCAATAGCGTGAGGTATGTATTCAGTTTCTATCCCTGCGTTTTCAATCATTGTTTTACCGAAAACACTCATCGCAATAGGGGTAACATTAGGTTTCTTCAACCATCCTAAAACCTTTTCAGGTGCAGGCTGATGGTCAATAGGTGTCCAAGAAGCAATAGGAATAGTATCCAACGCAGGATTATCGAAAACCCAAACATCGTAAAGCGTGATCATAAAGTTAGGCAGTTGATTATTTTCAGCGCTCCAGTGAGCAAAGTTCATAGGCATAACATCAGTCGAATACTGGTTCATACCCCTTGAATAGTGTGGGATACGGCCTGAACCTGTTTCAATCTGCGTGTTCACACCTTCATTACCGTAGTTAGAAAGCATTGCCACCTTATGCCCATCTTTTACAAGCCTAGAAATAACTTGTTTAGATTGAGTGCCATAACCTGTTGGCTGATTTAGAGAATTGGAATACCAAGAAATACACGCTTTAGTCATACCTATACCCTATAAGAAAAACCCCCCAAACCTTTTGAGTTCAGGGGGTTTATCAATGAAGCAGGTTTAGCTTGCGCCACCCTTGAACTTCTTGATGTTAGCAGTCTGCACCAAAACTGAGTCCAGTCTCCAAGTAGCTCTCCAAGTTGCAAGATCTGAACCAAACGCGAAATCGTCTGAGCGATCAATTTGAAGCCCACCCGCGTTACGAATGTATAGGCTCTTTAGATCTCCACAAACAAGTGAGTTCACACCAGTTCCAGGTGATGGAAGCGCAGGGGTCTCAATTACAGGAACACCTAGAACAAGGTCACGAGCAGTCTGGCTTGTGCCGATGTTGAATAGGTATTGACCGTATGAGTCCTTTAGCTTACGCAGTGCAGCAATTGATGTTGAGTTTGCTAGCAACGCGAATGATGCCTTTGAACGTAGAGAACCGTCAAGGCTGTAAACAAGGTCAATGACGTTATCTGCGGTGAAAGCACCTGAAACACCAGTAGAACCAGTCACACCAGTTCCAGCGGTAGGTAGGAAACCAGTAGGTTCAACAGTTCCAGTTCCGTTCACAATCTTGTCTGCGATTGCGTAACCAAATGCGTTACCAAACTGTTCAGCAAGGAAGCCAACGATATCTACACCTGAGTCAAGAATCAACTCGCGTGAAAGCTGAGATAGAGCTGAGAACTTGTATGCACCCAAAGTCTTGAACGCATTTAGTGTTGGCTCAGATGTTCCAATTGAAGAACCCTGACCTACGATAGTTGCAGTAGAGAAACCAGACTGAGATGGAATCTGCAAGTTCTCACCTGAAGCGGTGTTGATTACAGTTGCATACTCAAGCAGTGGGTTTACAAGACGAGCAACCTTTACAATCTCGTTATATAGAGATGTTGGCACAGGTGCGCCAGTGCTGTTGCCAGTAATTGCGCGGAACTCGTGACCACGAATCTCACCCAAAACCATCTTGCGTAGGATGTCTGCTTCGTTATCAGATACAGATGCACCAGCAAAGTTCACTGCTGCTGCCTGCACTGCTTCAGCAGTCTTAGCTTCACGCTGTTCAATTTCAATTACTTCATTGCGCTTGTTGATTTCTGCGGTTAGAGAAGCGTATTTCGCTTCGTCTTCACCAGTCCAGACACCGCCACGAGCTTCAACTGAGTCAATCAGTTCCTTAGCTTCGTGCCATGCCTTAGCCTTAGCATCAACCTGCTTAGCGATAAAATCACTCATTAGGTTTGTTCCTTTCAAGAACATAAATAAATAGGGGGATGTTTTGATTTGGAGATACACTCACAGAATCGGATCAGGGATAAACACGCTGACGAAATAAGTCTATACAACAAATCTATACATTCGCATAAAAGAAAACCCCCTGGGACAAATCAGGGGGAAAGAATCAGTATTCTTTTTTAGTTCCAGACACCACGAGAGGAACAAGATAAATCATACACGATTCATAAGCAAATCTAACTGCTTCTTCTTCAGGTCAAGGATGGCGGTAGGGTTAGTAATCTCAGGGTCTTTCTTCAACACTTTAGACAAAGTATCAGTAAGCAGTTCACCCTGACGTTCAGTTAGTTCTTCCCCTGACTCTAGGGCTAGAAGCGCATCAGTTAGTTCTTCAGCAGATACCCCGCGTAGCTCAGCCAGTTCAGTGATCTTAGAGAACAGGTCATTGATTGCGCGAACGCTTGCTGTTCCTTCAGTTCCCAAATAAGCGGGAAACGCTGTAAGGCTTGCTTCGTGAATGTTTACACGCTTTAAAATACGCTCATTATTGTTCACCCAAACATCTCCACCAACAGGAACACGGAAACCAAAACTGAAGCCTGTAACATCTCCACGCTTGATTAGGGTTGCTGCATCACGCCCCGCCTGAGTATCTGGCAGTTGAGCTTCAACATAAAGCCCGCGCTCATCTTCATAAAGTTTGAGTGTGCCTGATCGGGTTGAACCTAAAACCATACCTGTTTCGTGATTCCACAAAAGTTTGATGTCGTTTCTTGAACGCAACGATTCTCTAAACGCACCAGGTTCAATGGTTTCAATAAATGGTAGTGGCTGACTAAGTGGCTGACTAGGTGAGTTGAATACTGCTGCATAACCGCGCAAGGTCATGCCATCGCCTTCTTGTCTAATTTCAAACTCAGTTAGCCCTTGTCTGCGCTCAATACCCTTCACAACTCGTTCCCCACGCTGAGCTAGTTCAGCAACTTCTTCAGGTTCAACAAAACGCACTGAGTCTTCTTCCACAACTAGGGCAGGATCAACAGGTTGAACAGGTGCAGGTTCAGTCAAAGTATCAGCAATTTCACACAAGTCATAAACAGTTTCGGCTAGCTTTGCAATAGTTTCTAAAGCATCACCTTTCAAACTGTAAACCTTGTCTTGCAACTCAGTGACGGACATTTCTCCCATTGCTCTTACTCCATTCGATTCAGGTAATTCGGCAGGGTCAATAACAACACTTACGCCTGCTTGCCTATACGCTGAACGTGCTTCAGCATTATTTTCAACCACAAAAACCACTTCCAAACCATCAGCCAACAAACCTGAAGCAACCCCACCTTTGTATTGGGCTGAAGCATCAGAATCATTAGGTTGCATAATCAACTTTTTATACTGCACTCCAAGTTTATCTAATAAACCAATAGTTTCTTCACGATCACTTTCATGCCTGCCCGTAACCACATACAATGGAACATCTTGATCTGTAATCCAGTTATACACACGCTCATTTAGTCCACCTGAAACAAACAAGGTATCGTCAAAATCACTTATCCCAATAGCGTTATCTAATGCTCGAACAGCAGACTCATCGTTCAAACCGTTCACCCAAGTTTGTCCTACATCGCCACCCCACGCATCCCAAGCCACCCTGCCCGCACTAGGGAAACCGTCTTCACCAGAACTAAAACCTGTTGCCTGCTTATCAACTTCGTGACGAGCAAAATAACTAATCATCCTGTTCACTGTATCTGCTGAAACATCTGCACCTGAAGCTAACTGTTGCGCACGCGCTCTACCTACCGCAGTAAACCCAGAACCCGCATAACCTTCAGCGATCCACTTCAACGCCCTTTTAGCAGCATCTTGAACACCTTTAGGGGGACTGTATGAACCTGCTTCAACAGCGCGCTTTAGTTCTCCCCCAACAGGGATACGCTCAGCCAAACTTACTGCAACCATTTGTGCGATTGCTTGAGCTTTAGTTTTATGTTTCCCCAAAACAGTCCCATCATCCTTTACAGTGTCCCAACCCTGATCTGTTTTACTAATAAAGTAAGGCATCACATTTCCCTAATCAAATAACTGGCGGTAATAGTCCCTGAAGAAGAAAGCAAATACAAAATGTCTAAAGGCTTCAAAGTAATTTCAAAAGAATCAAGTTTTACTAAATGCAACCCATTATTTACAGTCAAATTAGCTCCACCAATAAGCAAGTTACTTGTGTTGTCGTTGTTGTGAATGTGAACATACAACGAATGAACACTAGGCTGATTGACCTGAGTTAGCGCACCAGTGCCAACAGATAACTGCCCTGTAACAACACTCACTTACTCACCTGTTTCATAACTACCATCAGGGATAGTAGAAGGATTTTGTAGTTGAACTGTTGGCAAACCAGTATGACTAATCTTAGGTAAACCTAGAACCTTCAAAACATCTTCAGGAACAAAACCTAGGGCAATAAGTTTTTGAGCCATCGCAACCTTAGTTTCATTCTCAGTTAGAGAAGCAGCACTAATGTTTACGTTAGTTAGTGGAACACGAACAACATCGCCACCATCAACAGGGCGCATATTCTCTTTACGCCTAACTTCATTAGCAGACAAAACACCATTCTGAAGTAGCTTCGCATAACCTTCAATACGGGTAGCATAGTCACCGCGCAACAAGTCATCAGTGCTAAACGCCAAATAAGCGTTATCAGGTAGCAGGGTGCTAAACGCGTCTTCGAGTTTCGCATACCAAGGTCTAAGCGTGTGAGTCACAAACGAGATAGCGCGCTGTTCATTACTGCTATAGCTCGCCCCACCGTTGTTCATCCCAATCATATCTGGCGGGACACGATAAGCACGAGCAACATCTTCAACCGCTAACTGGCGTGAGTCAATCATTTGAGCTTGATCGTTGGCAATAGTTGTTGGCTTGAACACTGCACCGCCAGAAAGAATACCTGTTTTGTGTGCGCGTCTAAAACCTTTGTGTTGTCTATCAAAAGATTTAGCAAGGTTCTCTGCCTGCTCAGCGGTGAGCGCTCCAGGGTATTCGATTACGCCTTGAGTCAAAGTTCCTTGCCCAAAGAAACGAGCAGCAAAAGACTCAAGTGAAATAGCAAGTCCTATGTTTTCTTTCAAAGTATCAATCGGGGACTTACCACGCAACTCGCCAGGTAGCAAAACTGAACCAGCAATATGCAACACATCATCAGTAGTCAAAACTTTGTTATCTTCACCAGTGTAAGTGAATAGTTTTTTACCAAAACTGTTTCTAGTGATCTTCACTGCAAGCGGGTTCAACACCATCATTGAAAGAATCTCGCCCTTACTGTCCCTGAACAAACGCACAAAAGCGTTACCGTCAAGAAGCAGGCTAGTCATAGTTTGCTGCCAAAACGCGACACTAGGAATCATCGCATCAGGTTTACCCACCCACGCAGGTCTAGGACGGTAAGGGTAAGCAATACCGTCACGCCTAACATAAGTATCAACAGGTGAAGCGCTAATCGTGTCGGAGATTAGAGAAACACAAGCCCAAACAGCATTGACCGTTAGAGAAGTATTGTAATCAACATAAGCTGAAGACTGAGTTTCAAAAATTGTTTGATCGCCTGCACCCCAAACTGTTTGAAACGAAATCGCCCTATTCTCGCCTGCAAGATTACCTAACATTATTTACCGCTTCTTTCCCAAGCTAACCCAAACAACAAAACCCCTACACCAGCAACAAAAACACCAGCAGGAATGAACACTAAACCAGCACTAACAGCAATAACTGTTACGCCTACCGCCTGTAAAATAGTTGGAAACAAAATCATCCTTAGAACGAAAAGAACTCAGGCAACGCCATCGTTTCTAGTTTACTTGTTGCGCGGTCATAGGCGATAAGAAAAGCCACCGCAGCGTCAATCTTCCTAGGACTGTTCCTAGACTCTTTCACAATACGCGCACCCAAATTGTCTATCTTCAAAACGCAGTTATCTAAATGACGAGCCAACAACGGGTTACCGTCATGCGTTAGCGTAGCTTCCGTCACTGAGTCAAACACTTTCTGGCAGGCAGGTATCATTCTGCGCGGGCTAGTAGAAGGGAACTCAACAACAGGTAAACCCTGATCTTGAAGCACCGCCATAGTTCTCTGCCACCTGAACGGGTCAAACGCAATCTCTTTCACAAACCTATAATTCTGGCAAAACCCTTGTATCGTTGCTTCAACTTCAAGCGTATCTACACGCCAATCATCAGTATCTTCAGGTTGCTTTTCCCACGCCTTTACCAAAAAAACGTGCGGTTTATCTTCTTTAGACTTAGGGATAGTCACCCCAACAATGGCAGTAGTGTCTCCGCTAAACGATCCATCAACACCCAAAATAATTTCAGCATCAACATCCAATTCAAGATCAGCCTGTAAAGTGTCCCAAACACCAGCAGGCAACCACGCGTTCTGAGAACTCACCCATTGATTACAGCGCTTAGTTCTAAACTCAGCTTCAGGTGTGCGCTTAACCATAGACTCAAAATCGGCTTTACTATTCAAATCCCCGTAACCTGGATTAGCAGCAACCCAAGTATGTTCAGCCCTATGATCACTATCGTTAGGCGCTTCCCACCACGCCATATAGAAACTAGGGTCTTCAATCTCACCGCGAGCAACCTTCTGCCCGTATTGATACAAGCTATACGCAGTTGAATCCTGCCCTGTGCTATCACTCTTTACACCACAAGTTGTTGTTGCCAACATAATTGGTTGCCTTCTAGAACCCATCGCCAACTGCATAACATCCCACATCGCCCGATCACCTAACGCGTGAACTTCGTCAAAGATAACTGCACTAGGGTTCAAACCTTCTTTCGAATACGCTTCAGCGCTTAGCACACGCCAGATAGAACCCGTTGATGGCATCTCAATAACATCCCTATAAATGTTGCATAGAGAAGCAAGTTCAGGTTCACGCTCAATAATTTTGCGGGCATCACCAAAAGTAATACGGGCTTGTTCCTTCTCAGCAGCACAAGAATAAACTTCACCACCTTCATCACCATTGATTAGAAACCACAAACCCAAACCAGTTATCAGGGCAGACTTTCCGTTCTTTCTGGCCATCCCCCACAAGGCTGTTCTTCGAGCAAACAAACCGTTCTCGTCAAGGGCAAGTGTTTCTTCAAGTAACTGTTTCTGCCAGCCCCTAAGTTTTATAGGTTCACCAGCCTGACCTGCAATCGAATCTTTAGTTAGGGTAACAAAGGTGTTTATGAAATCAACCGCATCTGCACCCCTGCTACCAAACTCTAAACTTGTTGGCGTAACCCAGGCAGGTGGCCAACTCTTACTTACTGTTTCGTTCATCAGCTCTACGCTTCAACGCTTCCATCTTGCTTATAGCCTTCACTTCAGCAACACCCAACCTAGATCTATCGGCAGGTGTGAAACCCATCAAACTCAAGTTCCTAATAATACGATCATCAAGTTCACGCAAGGCTCGTCTTTCACGCCAATCATTAGACTGCATAACCCTTACACGCAGATTCCAACGCTCATCAACAAGCTCACAAGTCATCAACAACAATTCACTATCAGTGTTCACGCTTATCCACTGCAACCCATTCAACCAAACCTTGTCCCAAAACTCTCTACCGTATTTCAACAGCGGGCGGGCAGGTTCAGGCACACTAACAACAGGGTCAAACATTTGGATTTCTTGCTGATTAGGTAAAGGTCTTCGACCAGGATTACCTAACTTACGTTTGACTTCCGTAGGTTTCGCAGGTCTTCCAGCAGGCATCTCTAGCCTTCAATCAGTTGAGCTTGCTTACCTGTTAGCTTCTCCCAACGAGCAATAATCACATCAACATAAGTAGGGTCTAACTCCATCATGAAGCAGACACGATTAGTCTGCTCACAAGCAATCAAAGTGCTACCTGAACCACCAAAACCGTCATAGATAGTCTTGAAATTGCTATCCAAATAATTCAAACAATCTACAACTAAGCCAGCAGGTTTTTGAGTAGGATGAACCCGTTTCTCTCTCTGGCCACTTTGAACAATACCCATCCAAACATAAGTAAAAATCTTTGCGGGCTTATCAAAAGAAGTCCATGCCATTTCGAAATCAGAAAAATTATCATCCCATTTTCTGCCCTTCTTATCCCACACAAACCAACACTTTTTCGCTGGTAAGAACTCAGTGAAATAGTTTCCACCCCAAATAACATAATTAGAGAACCCTAAACTTTTACAGGTCAAATAAAAATCTGAAGCCGTATCAGTTGTCGAATCGCCAATAATAGGTGAATAGTTATTAGCCTTCACAATGTTTGAACCACCTATTGAACCAAAACTTTTATTACCCCCATTAGAACCTGAACCTTTAGAACTTGAAACAACATCAATGCCATAAGGCGGATCAGTAAACACTAAATCAGGTTGCTGAGATTGAGTTAGTTTCTCCACATCATCAACGCTTGTTGAACTACCGCACATAACGCGATGTTTACCTAACTGCCAAACATCACCCAGTTTTGTTTTAGGTTCAACCTGGTCTGGGATTTCATCTTCAACAACATCAGCCAAAGGTTCAGTAGGTATCTCAAACCCCAACAACTCAACATCAAACTCAGCTTCAGTCAATTCCAACAATTGAACAGCCAAAACCTGTTCATCCCACTCAGCCAACTCAGCCGAACGATTATCAGCCAACGCATAAGCCTTCACCTGATCAGCGTTCCAATCATCAGGAACGCGGGCAACGCTAATCTCAGTCCAACCCAACGAACGAGCAGCAACCATCGTGCCATTACCTGCAACAACAGTCCTACCCCAAACAACAATAGGCTTCCGTTGCCCAAACAACTCAAGTGAATCAGCAATAGCCTTCAAGTTTTTGGTGTCGTGTTTGCGGGCATTACGCGGGTCAAGGTCTAGGTCATCAATGTTCACAAGCTCAATTTTCATGCTCTAAGCCTACCCAAACTAAAACCCAAAATAATGCGAATACGCGTTTCCGCG